TTTTTAGATTGTAATTTTTTGCCACTATTTTTTTTGTCTGCATTAATTCCATAAGGAGGATCAACTATTGCTAAGTCAAATTGATTATTCTTAAATTCTTTTAATGCTTCCATACAATCTATATTGTAAAGATTAATCTTATCCATTTCTTAATTTATCATTTACTTTTTGCCACACATCTATTTGAGATTCAATCTTTGATTCTTTCTTATTCCACTTCTTATCATTCTTTTGCCATCTTGCTAATCTTCTTTTTATATCAAATGTTTTTTGTAGTTCAAATTTCATTTTACTATTTGACTTATTCGTTTCAGTCCAGTAATCTACAAACTCTTGGCAAAGATCTGTACTTAAATTACTCATAAAAACTTCTTCTTGAAATTCTTGAGCTCTTATAGATAAGCTTTTATTATTAGTTATTATTATTTCTTTAGTATTATTTGTTTTAAGTTTTTTAACATCTAGTTTTGAAGTTTCTTTAATACCAGTTTTTAAAAATTTTAAAATCTTATCATCAATTATTTTGAAATGTAAAGTAGCAGGAACTCCCATCAGCTTTGTTTTTATAAACCCTTTTTTAACTAATTTTTTTATAGCTAAAGATTGTTTATGTCTTGATAATGTTGTGTCCTTTTCTATATTTTTTGCTGTATTAAAAAACCATCCATTATTCATAGTATCATTATCAATAAAGTATTGTTCTTTACTTATAAGATCAGCAAGTAGGATTGCCTCTTTTATTCCTACTCGCGTTGCTAACCTTTTATTAACTATTATGAATGATGTGCTACTTAATAAATGTTTCATTGTTTTATATATATTTTACAATTATAATCTTTTAGAGCTAACTTACATAATTCCATATTCTTGGAGAATGATTTACAATCAGTATCAATTTGAACTTCAAATCTTGCTGTGCTGATTACAATATACAGCTCCGGTTTTTTAGAATGATTGATTCCAATATCGGTTAAATATTCTATCATCTCAGAAGGTTCATTAAATTTTTTCTTACAAACTCTCAAATCTGTATATGCATTATAGATTTTATTAAACAGAACTCTATAATCTTTCCATCCCTGATAATTTGATTGATGTCCTTTCTCATAATGGTATATACTACATCTATCTCTATTTAACATATTAGCAACTATATTATAATGAATCCCTAATTCCTTTCTTGCTAATACTCCTACAATAGTTCTAGGTAATATATATTCTCTCTTTTGAGATGAGCAAGATAGAGAGCCCTTTTCAAGATTACAAATCTGAGTAGCAATCTCACAAAGGTCTTTCATCTCCTGCTCATCTGTTAAATTTACTTTTATCATCTTAAAATGGAATATCATTTTTAGGAGTATCATCAAGCTCCTTTTGTTTCATTTTACTTTTATACTCATCTGTTCCTTTTATCTGATCCTGAACCCATTGAGGTTGAGTTTCCAACCACTCTTCATCAAAATTATCATAGTAGTTAAATACAAAATTCTCATTAAATTGTTCCGGACATTCAGATCCTTTAGTCATTGATGATATACTTCCTATTTGCGCAAATTCATTCCCACTCTTAGAAGTCTTGTGTATTATAGATACATTGCAAGAACTTCCTAATACATCAGTAATATCAAAGCTACTTAATTCTTGACCGCTAAATGATTGACCTCTCCATCCTTCTAAATCTCTTCTAAGATTAGATTTTTCATGTAAAGACATTGTATATTCTTTACTAATAACCATAGGCTTTTGCTCTCCTGAAAACTCTCTCATCTCATGAGGTAATTCAAAAGTTATTCTAATCTTATTTGTGTACTTTGTTTCTCCATTCCATTCCCATTCAACTGTTCCAATATGTATCATTGAATAACACCTGGCAATGTGAGTACCACTAGGTACTATTTCTCTTTTACTTTCATTGTTTCCTGTAACTACGATTCCTTTCATAATTTTTAATTTAATTTATTTAATTGATTTTCAAGTTCTGCATCTTTTTCTCTATTTTTTAGATATTCAAGTTCCTTTTCAAAGTTTGGTAAATTTTTAATTACATCTCTTTTTATATATTGTAACTCCTCTAATCCTACCCAATGTAAAAAATCATTAGATTCAAAAGTTATAATAAAATCTGCTCCCATTTCATCAGTTCCGCCAAATGTTACTTCGTTATCCCAAGCATGAAAAGTATTTATATCGTTCATTCTCTTTCTAATTTCTTTTTTACATTTACATTTTTTACAAGCCATAATTTTTATTTTATTTCTTTACAATTAATACCTTCATCTTCACATTCCTCTCTCTCTCCACAATAATAACATCTTTGATGGTCTTCACAATATTCATCCATGTGTTCTATTTCCTTATCACATAACTTGCAACTAGGATTAGTACCATTCCACTCTGTAGGGTCATCATACTGCCCTCCCGTAACTATTGTTTTTATCATGATTTCTTAATATTAGGAAAGATATAATTTAGAACTTTTGCTGTTGCTAACATCCAATCCGTTTCATTAGAATCTGTATTTTCAATATCAAATAAAGAATCTACTTTACAATCAGCAACTCTCGTTCCATATTTTTCATCTATTACTATTTTAATACAAACTTGTTTCCCATCTATTACTTCTAATTTATAATAAACAGTATGACTCATACCCTCATATTTTTTATATAGAGGTAAATCAGAAGCTTTTAATTTATGATACTCAACAGATTTTCTTTCAATTAAAATTGTTTCATTCTCTTTTTGAGTTTCCTCTCTATCAATTTTATCAGTGATAGCATTATCCTCTATTTGTGTTTCATTGCATTCTTTTATTATCTCCTCCATTCTTTCATCAGAGATACCATTGTGCTCCTCATGTTGCTTCTTAAAATACTCTTTGTTAATTTTTGTCATTGTTTTTATAACCTATAGTAGTCGCAAAGGGATTTATTTTATGCTATAAAAAAAAGCTAGCATATTTTGCTAGCTTGTGTTATTATTTAGTTATTTCTCTGTAATACTCATTACATGCTGCTATAGTAGGGAATAAGTAAGTTTTTGTAATTCCTGATTTTGTTTTTACAATTACTAAATAATCAGTTTGTTTTACAGAGTGTATTAAATTTTTCATAATTTTTATTTTTATTGATTAATAATGATACAAACATATAACAATATTTTGATATATGAAAGTTTTTAACACTTTTCTTAAAAAGTTATTAACAATACTAGATATAAGAAAGATTGATTTTAAGAGAGTTTAAGTCTATATAGTATATACATACCATTTTATAAAGATATGTCCTTAAAACGAACAAATCACCCCTTATAAACTCATTAATAGATTGATTGGTAGAGTTCCGTTATCTTTTACTACCACAACTCCGATTACAGGTTTCTTTCCATACTTAGCATAAGCCATTGCGTAAGTTTCATGATCAATTCCGCATCCTGTCTGAGTGCCATAGACTCTATAATTTTGTCCTGCATAATGTTCAGTGTAACATTGAGTATGTAAATGTCCTTGTACGGTATTCATCATATCGGCACGACATTTTGTTCTTGCTGTACCTCCTTCTCCGTGAATATATTGAACTCCATCTTGAACATACCTCTCTACAAATTCCCAATTAGGAACTTCTAATACTTCTTTATAACTCTTGATCCATTTTTTAGGAATATTAGATGTCTGTCCTTTCCTAAATACCATTCTGTCATGATTCCCAATTATTACATGAGCTTCAGGAAATTCTTTGTACCACCTTGAGATTCTTTTGATAGCTAATTCTAATTCATCTCCTCCACTCAATCCGTCCGGATTTGTTTCGTGGTAACTGGAGTAGTGGTTGTCTATTATATCTCCAATGAAAATTACTTGATTACATTCATGAACTTTGTATTGTTCTATACAGAAGTCCAAATATGAGTCCAAACAAAAAGGTTCGTGCAAATCCCCAATGACAAGGACATTCCGAACCTCTTTATTCCGAACTCTTTTTATTAACTTAATTTCATGAGAATTTAACCTGTATCGGTTATCTCTCATACTACTTTTTTATATCCGCAATTCCTTGACCGATTATCAGAGTCAAAGCGGCATAAAATATTTCTTGTGCCGTGTCTGCTGATACTCCTAAATATGATACAATTGCTGGTATAACTACAGAACCAATAGCGTACCAGAACTTCTTACTGCCGAACATTTGTTTGATGA